GAAGACAGCAAGGTTCTTTGAAAACTAAAAAAAAAGAGATGCATCTAAAAATAGTCTTTAAATGCAAATCCTTTAAAATAGTTCTTGAATTTTCGTTTAGGAAAATCTCAATAAAGATTTTTTAGGCTTGGATTGGGGGTCGCCTCCTCCAATTCTCTCTCTTTTTTATTTGAGGGCAAAAGTAATACTAATTTTTTAAACTTGCAAACGTTATGAAAGAAAAAAAACAACCGAGGTTTGAAGTAGAAATACCCCTTAAGTGGTGGCATTGGTTATCATTTGTTCTACTAATATTATTGTTATGGAAAATACTCAGATAAGAGCGCAAGTATTAGCGATTGTGGAGACCTTCGGCATGAAAGGAAAGGTAGTGGCTAAAGCAATGGGCGTTACTGAGAGCACTTACAACATGAAAAAAGTGCCTGCGGAGAATGGCCATAGCTTCAATGAGAAAAACCTTCAGGACTTGGTAGCCTATATCAAGCAAGAAGCTGAGAAGCTGACCCTTAATGATTAACAAAAAAATTAAAAGCAATGGAAACAAAAGTAACAGACATAGAAGCGCGTAAAAAACAACTAATTGAGGAGGAAATCAAGTACTGGATGTTTATCGGTGGGCTTGTGGTGATCATAGGCCTTGTGGTGGGTGCTGTGCTGTGGATAGCAGGCATGGTGCGCTGGTGGGGTGCACTGCTGATCCTTGTAGCAACAGTGGCGTATTCCTACTATACAGATGTGATCGGCAAGCGTTCGGCGGATCGTATACGAGCCATACAGGACGAGGCAGGCTTTGATCGAATAAAACAGCGGGATCGGGTACGTGGTCGCTTGGGGCGTGTGGTGCTCTTTTTAGTCTATACAGGATTGTTTTCCTTTTGGTTCTTCCTACTTGGACATTATACAAATGCTGTTATGGGGTTGATCCTTTTTTTGACGTACTACGGGGTATGCTTCCTTATTGTAAGGTACTTGTGGCGACAGCTCTTATAGTAATGAGTGAAAAGTGACGAGTGAAAAGAGTCCTTTCCGATATGGAGAGGGCTTTTTATTTTTGCGGGGTTAGTGATTAGCAACTAATCACTGACTACTGACTACTAATAACTAACACTTGTAAAAAAATGGCAAAGAGAGTAACGACGGATTTGGTCATCACGATCAATGGAAAGGAAGTATCAGACAGTTTCACGGGGATTTCCAAAGTGGTAAAGGATCTGGAAAAGGACCTTAAGAATCTTACTCCTGGCACGGAAGACTTTAACAATAAAGCAGCAGAGCTAAAGGAGGCTAAGGCACATTTGGAGCGTGTAAAAGGAGAGATACAACAGGCTACAGCGGCGCTTGATCAGGTGACAGGGAGTGCCGAGCGAGCAGGCTCCGCCCTTGACGCAGCGGGGCGCAAGAGCGAGGGCTTTTGGTTTGGAGTGAAGCAGGTGGTTACGGGGAACCTGCTTACAAGTTTTCTGGGGACGCTTGCGGGCACAGCTAAGGACTCAGTAGGCGAACTCTTGGAAATCTCCGATGCGATGACGGGGGTGGAGAAAACCTCAGGACTTGCCGCTGAGAAGGTACGCGAGCTGTGGAATGATTTTGACGAGCTGGACACCCGTACAGGGAAAAAGGAGCTGCTGGATATTGCCCAGATCGGAGGGCGCTTGGGGATTACGGACAAGGAGCAGCTCAGGGAATTTACTGAGGAAATAGACAAGATCTATGTAGCCCTTGGGGATTCGTTCCAAGGAGGTTTGGAAGCGGTTACCACCAAGGTGGGTAAGCTCAAGAACCTATTCGAAGAAACCAAAAATCAGAACTACGGGGAAGCACTGAACGCCATAGGATCGGCGCTGAACGAGCTGGGCGCCAATGGTACAGCCAGCGAAGAGAATATCTCGGATTTTGCCACCCGTATAGGACAATTACCTGATGCGCTCAAGCCAACGATCGCGCAGACCTTGGGCTTAGGGGCGGCCTTTGAAGAGTCGGGGATAGACGCGGAGATTGCCTCCAGTGGATATTCGCGCTTTATGAGCGTAGCGGGTACCAATGTGGAAGCGTTTGCCAAGCAAATGCGGATGTCAGCAGAGGAAGCCAGGGCGCTCTTTGAAACCAAGCCCGAGGAGTTCTTCTTGCGATTCGCCCAAGCCATGAAGGGATTAGGCGCGGAGGGTACAGCGGAGGTACTCAAGGGCTTAAAGCTGAACACACTGGAAGTACAGAAAGCTATAGGGGCAGCGGGTGCCAATGCAGATCGCTTTCGGGAGATGATGAGCTTGGCTGGGGAGGCGATGGAGGAAGGCACCTCCATACAAGAGGAGTTCAACAAGGTCAATAACAACACCGCAGCCATCTGGGAGAAGATTAAGAAGGTATGGAAGGAAACTTTTACCAGTGATTGGGTACAAGAGAAGCTCTCCTATATTATCCAAGCACTGGGCTGGCTTACTGGGGTCACGAGCAAGGCAGGCGATGGGGTGAAGGTATTCAGGGAGCGTATTGTCTTTTTGTTGAAAACCTTAGGGGTCTGTATTACGGCTGTGGTGAGCTATAAGGCAGCAGTGAGCTTGGCCACAATAGCGACCAAAGAAGCGTGGCAGCAGTCACTGCTGTATAATGCAGCCCTAAAGGTCAAAACGGCGCTTATGCAAACGGGGAGGGCAGCGGCGCTGCTGTTTTCGGCAGTTATACAAACTATTTCCTTCAACTTTAAAAAGGCAGGAGAATCCATGCAGGCCTTTAATGCTATTACGAAAGCCAATCCTTGGGTATTGCTTGGGTCAGCGATTGTGACAGTGGTTACATATCTGGCGTTATTTAATAAAAAGCAGGAGGAAGCCAATAGGCAGGCTAAAATGTTTAAGGAAATCCAAGCGGATGTCTCCAGAGCGGTAGAGGATGAAAAGAGGAGCATCAGTACCCTTGTGGGGATTATCAATGATGAGACCAAGAGCAGGCGGGAGCGGGAGATAGCCATGAAGAAGCTACAAGAGATCGCCCCAGAGTACTTTAAGACCTTGGATATAGACAAGCTCAAGACAGACGAAGGGCGAAAGGCAATAGACCAATATGTGGCTTCGCTGAAAACCAAGCGGGAGCTGGAGCGTATTCAGTCCAAAATCAAAGAGAAGGAAGACAGCTTCGACGAGGCTAAAAAGAAGCATGTCAAAGACTATAAATCCAAGTGGAATCCTGTTACGTGGGGGAGCAATCTGGATAACTTTGCAGATACTTATGAGGAAGAGCTCACTAAACAGATGAAGCCTTATATGGATAGGTATGCCAAGAAGCAAATTTCGGAAGAGGAGCTTAAAAGTATCTATACACAAAATGAGCGCTACCTAAAGGCTTTCTACAAAGACAAGACGGAGAAACTTAAGGAACTGAAAGACGATATTACAGCGCTTGAAAAGGCAGAAAAGGAGCTTGTAGAGGCGCAAATCAAGCAGGATGCGCAAACAGCTACCCCTATTACCACAGAGAGCAGTGGAGCAGAGAGCACAAGAGAGGGCAAGGGCAAAAAAGAAAAGGCTAAAGACTATACCCAAGAGTATGAGGCGGCCAAGCGTGCCCGCTTACAAGCAGAGCAGGAGCTACAGAAGGAGATTGCGCAAGGGCTGGAGGAAAGCCTTGATAAGCAGTTGGCCACCACAGAGCAGAAATACAACGAGAAGAAGTTCAAACTGCAACAAGAAAACGCCACTCTGGAACAGGAAATCAGCACCCTTGCGGCGGAAAAGAGCAACGATCCTAATCGGGAGAAAGCCATCACAGAGAAGCGCCAACTCATGGAGCTTAACAAACAAATAGAGGTAGCCTATGAACAGCAGAAGGAGCAGGAACTCGCACAAGTCAGGGAGAAATACCACGCCAAGGAAGCTGAGCGCAGGGTCAAGGAACGAAACCGAGAAATAGAAGCCCTTCGCCGCCAGAAATCCGAGGAAATCATAGAGATACAGAGCTTGGAGGAAGCCAAAAAGCAACTAAGAGAAAACCTATCAGCGGGGGAACTCTCACAGATTAAGACACTTGAGGACGCTAAAAAAGCCCTAAGAGCACAAGCCGAGAAAGAGCTGTTGGCACTGAGTCTGAAAAACTTTGAGGAGCAGAAGCAGATCCTTATGGGCTACCTCTCCACCCTTACAGGGGAAGCCAAGGAGAAACTGGTCGAGGACATCACCCAGATAGAGGACAAGATAGTCCAAATCAAGGAGAAGCTGGACAACATCAAGAACAACAAGGATACTAAAGAGAAGAATGCCGCAGACAAGGAGCTGGAGAAGGTGGATGTGTTGGGATTCTCAGCCAAGGACTGGAAGGATACCTTTTCCAACCTTGATGAGATGAGCAACCGCTTTAAGGCTGTGGATATGGCTGTAGGAGCGATGAATAATGCTTTTAACATGTTCTCCCAACTCCAACAGGGGCTCAACCAAAAGGAAATGGCCACCTTTACCAAGAATCAGGAACAGAAGAAAAAAGCCCTACTCAACCAGCTCAACCAAGGATATATCTCACAGGCGCAATACCAAAAGGAGCTACAGCGCTTGGACGAGGAAGCCGACGCCACAGCCGCCGGAGAT